GTGCCATCAGGGAAACCGAGCGATCAATCGAACGAGGCGCGCGAGCAGGAAAGCGAAGATTCCGTCTTTGATTTCCTTTACTATGACGTCTCCCGCATCGCCTCTTTTCTTTCTCAGTTCGACAGTTCTGGACACCTGACTGAATTGAGGCAGTCTCAGAGCGCCTACCAGCGCACCCACAGGTCTGGCACGGTTGAAGTTAAAGGGTCGATACTTGCTGCTTCAGCCTTGGGAAAAGATGAGCTGCGTACAGAAAATAATTCAGAGAAGTCGAACCAAAAAAGCTATGATCCGAGATGGGTTAACGCACTTTCTTTTTTGGATTACCTCGAAGACGCGCACTTATTGAATCGCGATCTGACGCATGCCAGTATTGGCCAACTCGTTTTGTTTACCGGTGACCTTTCCCTTTTCGATTTGAGCATTCTGAAAAGCTTGTGGAGCTTGCCAGCAGCAAAAAACTTGCTGATTACAGGCGCCACTCAAAGTGCACAACAGGATGCCGTGCCGCAAAATAGGCGGGAGCGCAGACTTACCGGACCAGAAACTAAGCAGAAAAAGAACGAAGCCGAAGCGGCTGTGGAGATGCTGACGATCTTACCACATTCCGTCCAAGCGGCTGTCAGCAAAGCTGATCAATCGGTCTGGTGCACTCTACGGGAAGAAAATCTCACGGTAGCTCCATCCGACCTGTTTATGAAGCATGGTCTGAGTATAGACGGTGAATGGGCTATTGTTGGCATCTTAGATGCTTATCCTGACGACGGCGAACAAGAGGCTGACGAAGATGGCATTTCAATATCGCTGGTTAAGCAGATGATGGCCGGAGTTCGGTTGGGTGGATTCGCCACAATTTTCGGTCCGCAATTTGCTCCGGCTATACGGCAAATGCTTGGAAGGCCGTCAGCAGCGCACGGGTTCACGCCGTTGTTGATTTTCAGGGAAATAGCGCGTTAACAGAAAGCGCGCTCCCGATGGCTACATGAGATGTCACTCCATCCTGGCGTGCCGACAAGCAAGACGTTTTTAAAGCTGAATGCAGAAAAGCCGCCCAAATCACTCTGGACGGCTTTTGTCAGTCGAAGGTTGTCGTAGCTAATTCCTCAAGGGCTCGGCGCGCCACGATCTCGCTCTACCCTGTCAAGCCTCTGGCGCATATCTAAGATCACATCACGCGCGCCATAAACTTCACCAGACTGTCTCTTTTGTTCATCGGCCTGACGCCGCTGGTCGACAAAACGCTGATCATAATTTGCAAACACACGGTCTAGTTCGGCGCGAGGCACTTGCGCGTCACGGATTTCTTTGATCGTAGCTTCTAGCCGCGTCCGATCTTCAGCGCCGCGCGCCTGCCGATATTCCATTTCTTGCCGTGTCACCATGCGCTCGGTCATCGTGACGATGCTTTGCTGTGTGGTGTCGGCAAGCTTTGAGATGGAAGCTTGCATAATCTCGCCATTCTTCAGAATGGCGAGATCTAGGCGTGACTGGTCTTTGCTAAGCGTTCCGTAGACGAATGCGCCAAGTGCTGCCAGGATTGTAAAAGACACGCCCGCAGCAGACCAAACGACGGGCCACTGTGTTCGACTTCTTTCGGCTAAGCTGGACGACAACGAGGCAATAGACGAACGCATTTCGTTGGCTATTGAAGCCATTCCATTTTCGACCTGCTTGAAACCGGCGCGCATCTCGGTTTCCATGTCGGTCTGACGACGATTGAGATTAGTCACCCGCTCACCCAATTGCGCAGTGACTGCGTCGGCGTAACTCCGATCTACCTGGTTGCCATTACCCATGTCGTCACTTCCTTGCGCCATTACCTTAACCTTACCCATGCCCGCTAACCCTTCGCACCGAAGCGCGTCTTCACGCCGTCATAAAATCCTGCACATCGACCTGTGCGCCGATCCACGAAATCAGCAGCGAATTCCCACCGCAGTTGCGTGTTCCGTGGTTTCTCTGTTCCGTATTGCGGGATGACGCGCGCCATTTTTTGGCGACATTCGTCAGGGAGATCGGGAAGGCTTACGCCCGCCTGCGTCCGGCCACGTGTGTCAGCCGCCGCAATCAGGCGCGCCTCTTTGCTTGCACAGCCAGAGGCGATCAGCATCGCCCCAACGGTAATCACCGTCATCCATGTTTTGATTGTCATCTTTGATTGCCTGTTCAAGTTGGGCTTCGAGCTTTTGCTGCGTGAGCGCGTCGGCTATCGAGCGCTTGCGGTATTCTTCCAGCGATTGAGCGGCAGCGTTTCGCTGTCGCTCTTTCTCGTCGAGTAGGAATTGAAGCGTGTCGCGTTCCTGCTTGAGAACGTAACCTTCGAGCAACGCCGCATCATGCGATGAAAGCCACCAGCGGAAGCCGCCGTAGGCCGACAAGACGATAAGGAAGATGGCCAAGGCGCGACCGATGATGGAGGTGGGGAGAAGGAAGCTCATAGGCCGCTCACGCAAAGTTCGGCCTCGCCAACGCGTTGCGCGTCTCCCATCTCACGACGATTGACCAGACCGCGCACGATCTGCCCACCGGCCCGATTGAATGCGGTCTGCGCTTCGCATGCCGCGCGCCACTGACCTGCTTCAATGCGGGCCTTGGCCGTGGATCTGCACCATGCTCCGACCCCGAAATTGTAGGAGCCGGAAATCATGGAGGCGCGGACGCTGACCGGCGACTTCAGGAGGTTGGGAGAGCAGACGATGATCGACTGATAGTAATCGTCATGGACGCGCCGCAAGAGCATGTCTTTGCATTGAGCGCGCGTCTTCGTCATGCCGGGGCCGATGCCCTTCGTTTCGCCGTAGCAAATGTCCCATATTTTGGCGAAGGGGTCCCAATGGGATTTCAGGACTAACCCTTCCCATGGAATGATTGCCTTCTCAACCGAGAGGATGACGGCAGGGTCCATTTTGGATGCCGTCGCGTATTGGTCGTAGGCGGAATAAGTACCAGCAGAGATACCGGCCAGCACCGCTGCAATAGCGGCTTTGCCGCGCTTACTCGACATGATTTTGTTTATCGGCATTGGAGACACCTTTCTGGACAAGAAGGCGCGCCGTGAAAGCTCCAGCCACCGTGAGGCCAGAGAGTGCAGCGAACACGCCGGGGGGGATTTCGACAACGCCATCGACCAGCGGAAGCGCAACTTCCAGACCTGACAGGATGGCGGCAATAATCATGAGGCGGACAGACCAAGCGCGTTTCAGCACTTGCCGCCAATTCTGGACGAGCATTTTCACACCTGATTTTTAGGGGTTATTTCAGTCTAGTTTTCGTCTGTTCGGCCAACACGAGGCGTCAGGAAATGCGCGGGGGTTGCCGGTGTACTAGGTACGCTGTTTGGCGCGACCTTGCCGCCGCCATTCGATCCATTGCCTGAATTGGACCCGCCACCATTGCCGGTGCTACCATCGCCAGCGCCGCTTTCGCCATCGGCGTCACTCTCCGACGAGGACTTGCCGTCATAAAGCTTGCCGGAAATGTCGGTGGTAAAGGTGCCCTTCGCTGTGTAGCGATGGGTCGCCGTATCGATCACGTAAGGGACGCCATCGAGGCCGGGGCGAATGCCCGCGTAGATCAAAGGAGCGCCCGCGCATATGCTGGTGTCACCTATGACGGTCACGGACGTGCTGCCCTCGCCGCGCTTCAGGTTCTTGGCCTTGGCCTGTGCGGCCTTGTCGGCCTCGTCTGGTGACGAGAACGGCTCTGGAATGCGATAGACGCTATCGCCGTCCGCATCGCCATCAGCCTCGATTTCAACGCGCTGCGCCTTGTCGCTGTCTTGATAATAGGCGACCACCTTACTGTATTTGGTGCGGTCGCCGATATCGAATCTGAGCGATCCAAGCTGCACCATTTCAGGCGTGACAATCACACTACCGATGTGTGCCCCACTGGACGCCTTGCCCGAACCCAGCTTGGAAAACAGCAGGCGACCTTGCTTGATGGAAAACAGCCCATTGTGTCGCTGTGCCAACCGCCGCAAAAAATGGAGGTTGCTTTCGTCTTGCTGCCCGACCCACTGATAAACGAATTTAGCCAGGTCGGGATCAACGGCGGGCTTCAGGTCACTTTCGCTCGCGATTTGGGAAACGATATCGCCGAGCGAAGTTTTGTCCCATGCCCGCTCTTGCCGTTCCTTCAGCTTGCCACTTCGAAAGTCTACAGCCTTGCCGGAAATCGAGAGGCCGTACGGCAGGCAAGCGCCGTTGATTTTGTCAGCTGTGAACGTGCCTACGGACGCAAGGTTAGTACCGTAGCCCATGCGCACCTCTATGATGGCCCCGGTGCGTGGCAGCCCCAGATAGTTTGGCGGGCCATCATTCAGTTCCATATCGACCGTGTCCGATTTCAGACCTTCCTTGTCGGTCACGGTCACGGATTTAAGCCGCTCATAGAACCCACCGGCGACCGGCGTTCCATCAATGGTAATTTCGACGCGTGGGTGCATGACTAATCCCAAAGGCTCACAAGACGACGTTCGGTTGATGTGGAAGCGATGATCGGCATGACGATCTTGGTGCCGATCGGCAGCATCACGCCCAGCGCCGCAAGGCCCGGATTAGCTCCAATCACCGCCTCGACGACTCTTGCCGTGCGGCCATAATGCGCAAGACATGCCAGATCGACGGTTTCACCCTGACGGGTCGTGTAGATATTGGACATGGCGATCACCGGAAGAGGTCAGAAAGGAAGCTGGTAGCGCGGTCGAGAATGCTGCCGGTGGAAAGACCGGCTGTATCGGCCTGCCTTTTCAGCTTGATCGAATAGGCGTTGCGCCCAGCAGCTCCGCGCGCATTGATGAAAGAGCGATCTTCATCGATTCCTTGCACCGTGAAAGTGCCGTGGATCACGCCTTCGGCTGCATCGCCTGTCACCAGCATCATCGCCGTTCCAGCCATGGACGCGGCAATCAGGCCATCCAGTTGCGCCTGCCCGCCAAATTCCTCGGAGAAAAGCACACCCTGAATGGTGACTTCCTCCGAGGTCGGGCCTGTCCATTGCTGCGGGTTAAGGGTTTGTGCGACAGCCACTTCCGCCCAGGCAGTGTTGATGGTGCGCTTGACACCTTGATAGCCAAAGCCCAGCGCCTCGAAAGCAAAGCCACCGAGCATCATTGACGTGTTAACGGACATGATTTTTCCTAATCGCTAAAAGAGCTTTCAGTCGCTCTCTGGACTTCCTGCCCCAACTGCGCAGCGGCAGCACTTCCAGCAGCGGCGGGATCGGCGACACCTGTGATGCTGATAGGGGCGTTGACGATCACGCTCACGGGTTGGGTGTTGGTGACACGAACATCTTGCGTACCGCTTGGTTGAGACATTGCAGCAATGGAACTTGCGTCAATCCGGGTCGTGGCGATGTCATCTGCTGTCTTGCCGGGCAGCGTGTCGGTCGTGCCGCCAAAACCGTTTCCACGGGCCTGCCTTGCACCATCCATTGCGGTTTGCGCCGCAACCCGTGACGAAAGACCGGCTTGCGGATCAGCCGTTGTAAGCGGATCATCCATACCGAACAGGCGTAGCAATCCCTCACGGTATTTCTTCTGGTTTGCGACCTGTTCTTCAAACGTGTCGCCGGGCGTGTCGCCCAAACTTTGGACCGACAAACCAAGAGCGCCTTGAGCGCCAAACCCCTTTAACCACTGCGCAGCACCAGCCAACCAAGGAACCACTTCAGGAACGTTCGTGCCGCCCTTCGATGATTTGGGATTTGCTTTACCCCCGTCGCCCCCGAGACCGGGAAAGTCACTGAGCGCGCCCAGTGTCTTTAAAACAGAGAGCGCCGTACCAGCACCGGAAAGCAGCATCATGGCACCGGCAAGCTTCCGAACCGTCCCGGCCAACATGGCAATGCCAGCCGAATAGACGAAGAACTTGAAACCGTAACCGGACATTTCCGCCATAAACTTAGCAATGGGATTGTTCTCAATCGCATCGCTCAATTCGCGGATCGATGCGCCCCATTCCTTGGCTTTCATGAAAATGCTGCCGATACGATCAGCCGCGTTCGGGTCGATTTCACCAAACAGCAGATCGCCGATGTCTTCCGTCATCTCGCGAACGCCGCCATCATAGCCAAGCCCCTGCATGAAACCCTTCATGGAGGCCTCTATCTTGTCGAGCACGGTCACACGACTGCCCAGCGTATCGATCATGTAGCCGATACCCGCTGCGCCTTCACGGATGGCGGGCAGCATACCGTCGCCCATTTCCGAGAACTTGTTCGAGATCTTGTTTCCCAGAAGCTCTAGAACGTTGCCCGTGGTGTTGGCGCGCTGGACGTATTCATTGAAGGCCGAACCGGAATATTTCGTGCGGTCGGCCACGCTGGCGAGGGCATCGTCCAGCAGCTTGATATTGCCCACCAGCGGCATGAAGGCGCTGGCCTCATCACCAAAGAACTCTGACAGAAGCGAAGTCTGTTGATGCTGTGGTGCCTTGGCAATCGCCGTCAGCACCTTGCGCATGGTGCCTTTGGCATCTTTCTGCATATCCTTAGCGATGGACGGCAGATGCAGACCGAGCGCCTTGGCGGCATCCTTTTGCGACTTCTTGGCAAAGTCACCTTTCGACAGAGCGCGGATAACGTTCTTCATGGCCGTGCCAGCGGTGCTGGCGTCCGACCCCGCCGCGATCATGGCGCTACCCATGGCCGCAACGTCTTCTTTCGCGAACCCGCTCATTTCACCAATTGCGCCCACGCGGAGCATGAAGTCGGTGATGTCCTTGGCCTTCGACGCCATATTGTTCGAAAGGTGGTTGATGGCATCGGTCATGTCGCCGGTTTCAGCAACCGTCAAACCGAGCTGGGTTTTCAGCTTTGCCAGACTTTCACCCGCGTCAGCAGCCGTCATGTCGAAGGCAACACCGACGCGCGCGGCCATTTCCGCGAAGCCCTGTAGTTCGTCCGTCGCGATACCGGACTCGCCAGCCGCCGCAAACAGGGCTGCGATATCGGTTGCAGCCAGCGGGATTTCGCCAGACATGCGCCGAATGCTACGGCGCATGTTTTCAAACTGTTCGTCTGTAGCCTCAACAACCTTTTTCACGTCAGCGAAAGCGGTTTCGAATTCGATGGCAGCGCCCGCCGTGGCCGATATACCTTCGGTCGTGCCAAGATAGCCGGCTCCCAGCGCAACCGCCTGCCCGATCAGCCCGCGCATGGGTGCGAAGGCTTTCGTCTGCTGGTTTTGCAGACGGTCGAGAGTGCGGAAAATCGGTGCGGATTTGGCGACGACATCTTCCAGAAGGGAGATGCGCAGGGTGCTTTGCACGACAGACATTTATTGCCCCATGATTTTACGAAGCTCGCTGGCCTTGTGGAAATAGGACAGCAGCTTTTCAGGCGACCAGCGCTCTATGGCATCGAGCGATGTGGAGTGGAGGTGTGAAACAAAACAGGCGATCAAGCGCCAGTCGTGGCCTTCTTCTTGTCGTTTCCCAGCAAGCCAGCCGTTGCGTCCACGATCTTCTGAAAATCTTTTGCACCGATCTTCTTGAACGCAGGTAGAGTGATGTCACAGATCGAGGCGAGAAGGGCCGTCATCTGCGTAAGCTTGCCGGTGAATTGGTCGCCAATGATGAGATCGCCCACGGTCGGCTCGCGGAACGTCAATTCCGAAATCGTCTTATCATCGTGGGTTATGGGCTTGGCGAGGGTAACAGTTACAGTGTCGGACATGGAAAACCTCAAAGGTGAAAAGCGCGCGCAGGGCGTCAGCGCTGTGAATGGATCATTGCTGGAAACAGACGGACCGGACGCACAAGTGCGTTGCAGTTCACTCGTCAGGAAAGTTTGCACGGCATAGGCGGGGTCGCCTGAAGGGAGGTTTTCGCCACGCAAACGAAAAAGAAGGCGGGGCTAAACTCACACCAGAGAGCAACCCCGCTTCTTGAGGCTGTCGATTACAGCAGCAGTGCGTTGCGGATTTCGCCGTACTGCGAAACACCGCCAATCTTGAAATCGAAGTCATCCATCTCGTAGATTTCTTCACCGTCGATTTCGAGCTTGTAGTAGTTCACGTCCACGGCGTAGTCGTTTTCGGAAAGGTCGCCACCCTTCCATGTGCCAGGGTCGGGCTTGTACATCTTGCCGCGAATGGAAACGACAGCACTGTGTGTGGTGCCATCTTCATCAACCGTCGCGCCCGTGATCAGGAACGGCGTATCAACGCCGGGCCTCAAGCCAAAGAGCTTCAGGATTTGCGGGTCAAGGCCCGGCATCTTGAAGCCCATTTCCAGAGCGTTATAGCCCATATGGACATTGCGATCTTTGATCATACCCGCGTTACGCAAGGTCTCGCGTTTGGCTTCCGGCACGGGCAACGTGATGTCGGCAATCTGGCCGAGCTTGCTTTCGCGGTCTGCCCACAGCGTGCAATCGCGCAGAATACCACGCGGTAAAGATTTCTCTGCCATGTCTGGCTACTCCTTATGCGGCAACCGAAAGCGGGCCGGTTTCAATGGCACCGCGCACCTCATCCAGCAGGAGCCGGTAATAGAGAATGTTGCGGTGGGTGGTGATGTGGATTTGCTCCATGATGCCAACAGGCTCAAACTCGACATTGAGGAAGAGCTTACCGTTGGCCATCAGCGTCGGATCATTGAGGGCTGGGAACCAGCAGCGCCCGCCAAGGATATCGTCGTTGTTCTTGAAGACGCGCAGCGCGGCGTTACCGTCTTCAAGCATCAACTTCATATTGGCCTTGGTGAACTTGCGATCCACATACTGGAAGTAAACATCTTCCAGCGCTTCGTTGATCATGTCGGCGGTGGCACGAACGCTATCGAACTGCCAAAGCGGATCATCAATCGCCAGACGGCTACCCCAGGTGCGGAAACCGCCCCGTTCGTTGATGATGGTCGATACCTGATTTTCGTTCAGATAATTGCCGTCATCCGGGTATGTGATCGTGCGGGCAACACCGTCGATGGTGCGGATTTTCTTGTTCGAAACCGAACCGGAAACACCCTCATCAGATGCCACCACGCGTGACCGAACACCGGCAAACACAGGTGCGACCGGCTTTGTGACCGGAACGCCGTTGACGTTCTTCAGCACCTTCGGATCGATGATCAGAATGCGACCGCCGTTGACAGTCTGACGGAAGCGCAAAGCCTCGTCATTGGTCGTGTTCGGACCGCTGATATAGGCGCGGGCGCGAATTTTAGGGGTGATGGCATTCAGCGCCGAAACAAACGGGTTTGCCACGTCGCCCACATTCGCGGTCGCAGCGGGCAGCACTTTGGCGGCATCAGCGCCACCGCCCGAGAAGGTGATGACCGGAGGCTGCGAAAGCTTCTTGCCCGGCGCGACGATGCGCACCGAAACAACCTTGCCAGCATCCACGCCGGTTCCCATGACGGCTTCGAGCGTCGGCAATGCCTTGCCGGGATCATTGCCGCCACCCGTCGCTGTCACGACCGGCGCTTCTGTCAGCTTGGAACCTTCAGCAGATAGCGAAACAGAAACGACGCCATCCTCAACCCATGCGCCGGTATTGCCTGCGGTGATGATGACGCGTGGCTGGTAGCTGGTCAAAGCCTTGGCGCGCAAAGCGGCATAAAGACCTGTAAGGGTAACAGGGTCGCCGATCAGGTTGGCTTGCAGAACTGCCGCATCGGCGTCATGCGCCACGCGGTTGATGATGCACCACGAGCCGCCCTCATTGAAAACAGTTGTCACGTCTTCGAGAAGCGTACCCGCTGCACCCAGCAGCGCCGCCGCTGACAGCGACGTGACCAGTTTGGGATAGTTTAGCGGGAACGTGGCAGCATCGGCGTCAGGGGCCGTGCCGTTGATGAATGTGATGCCCTGTTGCTGGACACGCAAAAGCGACGGCGTTTCCGCACTCTCGGTCAAGCTCACGCCATGCGCATAGGCGAGGTTAGCCATTGTGGACTCCTTTTAAAGAAACAGCGATGTGAAGGGGATGGCGCTTAGCGCCGGGTAGTATCGGAACTCGCATTGAGTGCGAGACGATTTCTTAAGTCGATTGCCCATACGCCTGAATAGTCGCCGTAACGTCTTACAGACTTTTGGATTGTGCCGAATTACAGCTTGTGGTTATCTCCGCCTCAATTTTGGGAGGCCAGACAGAGCATGCAGCATCAGTACATATCTCTGGGTTCCGCGTGCAATGCTGCGACAATGATGAAGGTGGCCGGTCTCAGGCGCGCGTCCTATCCGTTCGACTGGCTACTAAACGTTGAGGATGGGCTCTCAGCAGTTACCAAGATTGTCGTGGAAGACTTCCAATCAGTGTCTCAGAGTGGCTGCTATGAGGTAGTCTACCACCCTCCTGTGGAGCGCTCGGTGCCAGCATACAAACGTTATCCTCGCACGTTCCATATCCATTCAGACCCAGCGTCGGACCCTAAAATTCATGCGGAAATGGTAAGGCGCTTTGATCGGATGCGCCAAGCACTTCGGACGAACGATTTTCTCCATTTTGTGTACTATCGGGAGCTATCCCAAAGCAGGGCAACAACCCCCGGCATAACAGCCAAAGAAGTTTTCGAACTCATGGAAAAGGAAGCAGCTCAATTCCTCGCCGCCATCGACAAAAGCAGACGCGGCAAGACAAAAATTCTCCTAGTCCTAGAAAGCTCCGTCAACGACAGGGATGAGGCGGATGACGCCGCTCGAACTGCTTTTTCCTCTGACAACCGCGTGGCATTTGGAAGCGCATTGACCAGATATGACGGGGATAGTCAGTTGCTCGAACAGTGGCAGCGCGATTGGATCCAGCTCATCGTTAAGAAAACAGATATGCCTCTTCGACTGGTTATTCAGTGCCAGATGAAACGCACGATCCGATCGCTACGGCGTTCTGTAAAGAACGCTACTTCGCGCAGTTGATGACGCGCCACGAACCGCCTCATTGAAGACGGTCATCACAACTTCCAGCAAATTTACCTCGATTTTTTAGATTATAAAATCGAGGCATGGACTTCTTCGCAGCCTTCCCATAATCCGCAATCTGGCGGGCCGGAGACAGTTATGAGATATCGTGCGGAAGTGGATGGGCTAAGAGCCCTAGCGGTTATTCCTGTCGTTTTATTTCACGCAGGGATCGTCGGGTTTACGGGCGGCTTTGTCGGTGTTGATGTGTTCTTTGTCATCAGCGGCTATCTCATAACCGCCAAAATCTACAGCGATCTGCAAAGTGGCAGATTCAGCTTTCTGGATTTCTATGAGCGACGTACGCGGAGAATATTGCCGCTGTTGCTATGCGTTATTTGCGTGTGCATCCCCGCAGCATTCTTCCTATTCGCTCCAAGCGATTTCTCGCGCTTCGCCAACAGCATCACCCATGCATTAAAGCTCACTTCGGAGATATTTTTCAGAAAGGCTGGTGGGTACTTCGATGTGGTTGATTACCCTCGTCCGCTCCTGCACACATGGAGCCTATCGATCGAAGAAAAATATTACATCGCGTTCCCGATCGCATTCGCCTTGATATTCACGAAGTGGCGAAAAGCATTAATCCCATCGCTTTCGATAGCAACGTGCGTTCTTTTCTGCGTGTCGGCATTTCTCGCCATCGCGAAACCAGATGGCTCCTATTACATGTTCTGGGCAAGGATTTGGGAAATCTTGCTTGGGGCAAACGTTGCGGTTTATGGCTCTCGTCTGTCCGAGAATATCCCAGAACGGCTGAAGCCTGTTATGACTTGGGCCGCAATTTTCGCATTGGCCTGTTGCGTTTATGGCTACAATTCCCAGACCCCCTACCCCGGGTTTTACTCCGCCATACCATCCATATCCGCAGCTTTGCTGATAGTGGCCCTCTCGCCCCAATCAGCTCTCGGCAAGATTATGGCTTCACGCGCTGCAGTTTTCATCGGCCTTCTCAGCTACAGCATTTACATGTGGCATCTTCCAGCCATTGTAATTGCTGAAGAGATTGAATGGTTTGGGACTGCCAGCCAAAAAGCTCTCGTTATTACCAGCGTTTTCGCCATTTCTTATTTGTCTTGGCGCTTCATCGAGACACCATTTCGGAGCAAATCATCCGTATCAACCAAGACATTCCTCGTTTCTTCGGTTGTTCTTCTGGCAGTCGTTTTGGCGGCGTCATCCTATCTCAAGAGCTTCGAAGATAGCCGTATTGCTTCAGTCACGCCGAAAGATACGAATGGCCTTCAATTGGTCGATGAGTGTTTTCTGGTGGAGACTTCCGACTTCGCACCAAAATGTCATTTCACAGGGCAGAAATTAAAGCCCCGAGTTCTGTTGATTGGGGACTCCCACGCGTCCGCGATTTATCCAGAGCTAAGCGCCTGGGCATCCTCGAATAATGTCGACCTCAAATCCATGACGGCCGCATATTGCTTGCCCCTTGTTTTGGAATTCCCACAGAACCGATCCGAGACAGCGACCAAGAGATGCGGATCTATCAACAGAACAGTTATGGACGAGATAGAGGCCAATCAACCCGATCTAATAGTTCTTGCCGCGTACATGTACCAATGGTCTGCGGTTGCCGGGACATCTTCAGTCGATGCGAGATGGTCATACCCATCCTATTTTCAGGACTTCAAGGCAGCGCTTTCTCAACTAGCAAAGTCCAACACGGTCATCGTTTTTGGTCAGGTGCCAGTATGGACAAAACCACTACCCGACTTGGTCGCGCAAGAACTTGGCGTGTTTGATCGAAATGTTGCTGATATCCCGCAATACTCAGCCCGGGGGGCGCGTCCTAACCTCGCTCAATTTGACCGCGATTATAGAAAAGCAGTTGAAGGTTCAGGCGCTACCTATCTCTCTGTGATGGATCGAGTCTGCACACCCGAAGGATGCCCACGGTTTGAGCACAACACTCAGGGTATCGCGGAACTGACGACCTTTGATTACGGGCACCTGTCAGAGATTGGGGCAAGATCATTCATATCGAAAACGCTCTTGCCCTCCCTAGCAAAGCTGACCAATTAATTATGACAGCGTGAGCTTTTTGTACGGTCCGTTGCCCGCCTTCGCATAGAAGTTTCCGTCGCTTCCAGAGTGCACGGAAGCAGGAGTATAGGCCATCGTGTTGGCCGGTGGCGTTGCCGTGTCAGCCTGCTGCAATGAATTCTTGAACACGATTGCCATCTTGGCGTGCCCGGCATCGTTTGGGTGTACGTTGTCAAACATGTCGGATGGCGCCAACGCCGAAGATACGTCTGCCAGTCGGACGTCAGCACCTGCTGTCGCAAGACGTGCTACCAAAGCCGCGATATCAGCGTTGTATGCATCGACGTTTGCGGCGGAACCACCATACGTGTAGGCAATCGCCTGTGGAATGTTTCCTACCGCGACCCTATTGCGCGCCGTAGATAGAGAGCAAAACCAGTGGAAGTAAACGATGTTGGCGGCGGAACCGCCCGTCACCACTTCAATTTCGACTGAATGCGAACCAGCCCCTAACCCGTCGAACACTAGGCACATCGGCCCCCAAGCCGTCCCGAGGATGGTGCGGACGTCACCGTTGGTGCTGAACAAGCCTTTATCAACACCATCAATCCTGACGCGGAAAGTGCTGGCGTTTCCAAACTGCCGGTACATTCCAAGCACTATGGCTGAACCGCTAGCCGTGAATGTCGCTTTGGCTCCGGGGAAAGAAGAGGCGTAACACCCAAGAGCAAGACCAGCATTGGACCACGTCCCTGTAAAAGCAACACCGTTTGCAGCTGTAGCAAGGCGTGGCTGGCATGCGACCCAAAGGATGTATGCCGTAATCCCATCAATGAAGTAGCCGCGCTTGGCTGGGTCAAGATCGTACTTAGCTTGGTCGTTTGTCCCGAAAGCAACCGTGCCGATATCGCCATAAAGCGGCATCTTTGAAAACATCGTGCTATACTGGTCCATAACCATTGCTGTCGAAACACCGCTGTTGTCGAGGGTGGCTCCAAGCGCTGAAGCCAAAAGGTTTGCATACCGTTTTGCCGCGGACGTAGACTGAGCGCCCTCGGTAATGCTGTCGCCAAATGTGAACAAAGTCGCCATCGATTTCCCTTTTGTCCCGGTCGTTCCCTAGATGCCATCAGTATCTAGGTCGAACATTCAATACTGTTTTGGTTCCCGTTGCGCGATCCGCAATCCGCAACTATCAAGGCTCTGGTGCAAGCAGTTCTGTAGCGCGGGCATCTCCGCCTGGCAGGTTATCAGCGAGCCGTTGGTGCATTAATGCCCAAAGTTTGTCGTCAGAACTAAGATATTGGGCAGCCATGTAGATTTGCTTTTCCCGCGCGGTGGCCTCGCTCATAATCACGTCCATTATTGCCGCCTCATCTTCAGTCATCCGCAGCCATGGAGTGGTTTTGGCAATCTGATACGGCGGCTGTGGCATGGGAAGGTACTCCCCACTTCCTGCGTCCCATACCTGCCTTGCATCGATTGGCGGCATATCCGCTTCACTCGCGCCCTCGAAGATAGCCGGCATCTCATCATCCGGCCCGTCATAGCTGCCAATATATTTCCCGTCCTGATCCACAAAGAACCTTTGAACCGTTGGAGGGCGAGGTGGTTTAGGATCTTCGTCAACCTCTACGGCACCTTCAAACTCTTCCGGCATCTCGCCGTCAGCGTCGTCATAGCTGCCAAGAAAATTCCCGCTCGCATCTACGAAATAACGTTTGGTCATGGGTAAGCCTTTACAACGAGCCGCCAGTTAGCAGAATTGAGAACATCAGCGTTTCCATTGGTCTTATTTTGAGCCGCAAATCCTGCCGTGGAAATCCGAAGCGTAATGTTGGTTGCATCGATTACTGGCGTCATCCCGTAGGCATTGCCGTTAAAGCCGACAAGCATGGGAGGATAAAAAGCGATGTCGCCGACGTTGTAACCTTTATCCGCAGCAACGCAGACAAGCTGAATGCTTACGTTTCCAGGTACACTGCCCAAACCGTGGGCGATAACGAGTTGTCCGCCGTTTGTGATCGTCTGTTGCCCGCTGGTAAATGGAACCTGAGCAGCCAGAGCAACCTTAACAGCCGCTGCATCAGGGAATTTGTTCGCAGTTCCCGCTGCGATGTCGGCGGCGGTGGCTCTGTCCCACATGCTGATAAGGCGGTTGCCGTTCCACATGAGGTTCCCGGCAAGGATATTCATGGTTCCAAGGCCATTGCCATCATTGGCATTGCTGTCGCAGATGATACGGCAGTTATAGTCCCGCACAGTCGCAGACGTATGGAAGTCTATGAGCGCCACCCCGGCAGTGCCGTTTGTGTTCCCTATCTCCAGTGCTGCTTGCAGATAAAGCTCTGCACCAAACTCCACCGCCCCGGCGACATACAAGCCGGACTGAGCCTCCAGTTTGTTGATAAACCGAGCCCTTCCATCAGGGCCAAAAAACATGACACTGTTGTAGCTCTGGTTCCATTTATCTGTTGAATACTGGAATACCAGAGCACCTACACTACCTTGAGCAGTGTCTTTAATAATTCTCCATCCTGTACCAGTCTGGCTGTTGCCAAACCAAAGTTGAGGATAATCAAATCCTAACTGAAGGATACCTGACATACTGCCGCCAGATTTTAAGAGGCGAGCATTCAGCGCATCAGCAAGCCCAACCACTTGCGCAATCGAATGATCGTGGTTGCCAAGCACACTTAGTGCGGAAGCGAAGCTGAATTTTCCGTCATTGTTTTTCGCAAGAACGTAATTCAGAGCCGCGTCGGCAGAGCCGACAACATCAGCCAAGTCGCCGATCTTGAAAGCCTTGTTCGCGTCCATCTTATTTTGGAGCGCCGATACGAGGCCGTTGATCTGGTCGATAGCGTGTGTGTGGCCGGTATTAGATTTACCGGCCACAGCGGCAATTAGCTGGAAAAGCGCCTCATCGACAAGCATCCAAGCCTGTTGCAGACGATAAAACTCATCGTCCACATCAGCGCTCGGATCGGGCATAGGTATGTTAAGGTTTGGCGTGTTGCTCATTTGCTATCCTCAAAAGATGCCAGCGCCAAAGTCACCAGCCATGACGCGGGCGGCGGGACCGCCCGTCGCTGTTATTCCCAAGCGAACGGTTTGTCCGGAGAGGCCGGTCGCCTGATAGGTTTTTTCCGTCCAAAGCGGAAACGCGAGCGCATCCGTTTTGGTCAACGGGAGGCCTTGGAATGGACCGCCGTCGATGGAGTAGGACATGCCAAAGGTCGAGCCGCTTGGCATGTAGGTTTTCAGGTACGCGGTCAGACGTACGGCAGCACCGAGCGACATGGACCGTGTGATGTAGGTTGCTTCCTGCGCTATTTTGCCCGCGATGATTTCCACTGGCGCAAACAGGATCGGAGACAGCTTCTCTGTCCCCTTCAGAACCGCCCGCAGTGTGACGGTTTCTGTGAGGTATTCCGTCAACTGCAAGACTTGGAACGGCGACAGACGGTAGATCGTGCCGTTGTTGCGCACCACTTCGAACACGACAGAGCATTCCGCACTCGGCAGCTCGACCGCCGCCCGGATTTGCAAATCCGAACATTGGACGAGGTTGACAGTGCCAAGGGCAACAACCTTTGTCGTGGCCGTATACTTGGCCGCAACCAGACGAAAGGTCAGCGCCTCGTCTTGATGCGCAGTCCAGGTGATCGCATTGACCGAGGAAAAGCGTGGACCCACGACATAAGGGTGCGACGACACAAACTTTTGCAGGTCCGCGTCGAAGCCACCAAGCTTCGCCAGACTGACGGAATGCACGTTGTCGTCAGTCTTGATGACAAAGGCCGAGCGACGATCTGGAAGTGTCGTAACCGGCAGGCGATAGCGCGCGCCCTTCCAGCCCTCGACAGCGCCGGTCATTGGAAGGAAGGCTTGCGCCTGCACGTCCGTGGTCGGATAGCCGTTATCGGTCGTAACTTGCTCAATCAGCAGCCCGTGGGCCATGTTGCCGATCTTGCAAAGATGGAAGTCAACGCCGATGATCTGACGCGGCTCCGACACGCTAAACATTTGCGCCTGCGGATCGACATCATGACCGCCTTGGTCGCTTCCGCCAAACCCACCCCCACGACCGCTGTTCCGGCTGCCAACGATCTGCATCTGCGTCCATGTCTGGATGGTCGTGACGCGCCGCATGATGTCGGTTTCAATCGTCCCTTGACCAGTAAACATGGCACTGGCTTCGGTATTGGCGCGGCCCTTGGCATAGATCGGCTTTGTTCCTGCCGTCACGTTCGCCGGAATGGTGAACGTGCCACTGATTTTGCCGCTGGAATTGCCCTGCTGTTGGCCTGCTGGCTTGACGTTGATGCCGTCAAAGGTCAGCACGTCAAGGATTTCGCCAACGCCAAAACCGTCGATTTCAAATGCCACCTGAATGGACCGTAGAAATTCGGCCTGCTCGGAACGCTGATCGACAAGCTGCTCTGCAACAGAGGTTGTTTGCAGCGGCCCACCGAACGTCACGCCCATATTGAGGTTGATCGTCTGCGCCGACAGCCATTGCGTTTGCTGGACTGTCCAGAAATCAACCGCAGGCGTCAACATCATGCTGCCCGGTAGTGGCGAGAAGTTCGCGTACGGGTTGATTAGTTCGCAGGCAGTTTTCAGTTCCTGCGACGAAACCACCTCTTCTACATAGTCGAGCATGACAGGAGCCGTCAGGGTCGCATAGAAGAAGGTCGGCGTTATCGGCAACTGGAAGACGCCAAGGCCGATAGCTGCGGTTTGCGGCGCTCCGGCATCGCGGTAGCTGTCATCGGTGAAAGGATCGACAAAGACGCCCTTCTTGGCAACAGGCTCACGGGAATCAATACCGCTCTTCAGTCGCTCAAGCTGGATAAGTCGGCCATGGTCAACGATGGCGTTAAAGTAGCGCCAGATTTCCGAGTAGGGAACCGAGCGCACCGCGTCGTTTTCAACAACCGGCTTTGCCATCCAGTCATTGGCGACTTTCGCCAAGGGCAGAACGTCACCAGGTACGATTGGCGGGACTGGATTGGTCCGCGCCGAAATGCCCCTGATATAGACCGGCGAACCATCCATGCGCAGGCCGATGCGATCTATGCGCGGCATCTTGGCTGTGTATGCCGTGATGATGTCGCCGCCCGCAGCGCCGCCCGTAACCGTGATCGTTCTATCCGTATACGCGGTTGGCTGGACGGACGCACGATAGCGATAGGTGACGGCGTAGGTTGAGCCAACGGCAGGCTCGGAACCTGCCGGTGCCCAGTCCACTGTGTTGCCTGTGCGAAGGTAGGTGTTGGTCGCGAAGGTCGTTCCGCCCTGCACCACAGACTTGATTTCGATAATGGACGTGTCAGGCAAAGCGTCTTGCCCATTGGCAACGGCACCACGCACCACATTGACCGTCTTTTCCTTCGTCAGCAGGATCGAATTGATTGCGCCAATCGGGAACTGATCAACCTCGTACGTGTAAGACGCGCCGCCCGGATAAGTGTCCGTCTCGCCGGGGATGGCGAATTCATCCCATTCCTGCGGTTCGGCCAATCGCAATGCGGCATTTCGAACGCGCTTGAAGCCGGAGATATTGGCTTCGCCCTGCTCAATGGAAAACGCCTGCGCACCGGCATTCGCACCAAGTGCTGTCACGCGGCAACCCGAAACAACGTAGTGGCCATGGGCGCGGTCGTACTCTGCAAGCGCCTGCATGGCAGGCTCCAGAAGCGACGGGCCGCGCTGATCAATGATCGTGCCATCCTGCAAGGTATAAACAGCGTAAAAGTCGCCTTCCCCGCCATCATTGGCCTTTGCCCATGCGATGGAAGCAATCTCACGCGCTGCACCCGGCTCGCCTTCGGCTTCCGATCCCGGCACGATACCAAGCAGGGTCGGATCAGCTTCATGCGTCACAAAGGTCTTGCGCAGGCGCACACCGATATCGACGCGACCAGCCATGGCAACGTTCGTCAACACCGCTTCGTCAACCGGGAACACATCGCCAGTCACGTAAATGCGACCTGCCGTCAGGGTGACTGTCTTTGTTTCGATATCGACAACGGCTTCCGCCCGTTCGATGCGATCACCATCATTGGCGACAAGACGGCCAAGTCGGTTGTGACGGGCGCGGGCAATCGTCTGCACTTCGTTCAATTCCGGCGCTTGGAGGAAGTGCCGTTCGCCATAGAAAACAACGCCCTGCTGTTCGGATTTACCGGCAGCACGGTCGAAAGCCTGCGGCAGACCGCTTTCGTGTTCAAAAGCCATTTAGAACCTCACAAGAAACTTGAATTGCTCACGCACCGTGGCGCGCAGCGGGACAGAGATGTCGGTGGCGATGATGGTCACGCCGCCCGACAATTCGCCGGAATTGAGCCAAAGCTTTCCCGGCGCTACGCCAGAGGCAAGGACAGGCTCAACCAGCAATGAAATGGATTTCGCGACGACGTTTTCCGCGTCTTCGAAATCGGTCATGGCCTCGATGTAAACCTGACGAGGTGTCGCGACGGGCGCATAGGTAAGATCGGCAAAGCGGTAGGAACCATCAAATGCAGCATCCACGGGCTGCACCGCCCGGCAACGCCGATAGCCGATGACAACCCCCGCCTCGTCTTTCAGGGCGGCATAAATAATCCGCCCTCTGAAAAACGTCGCCATCAGATTTTGACGCTGCAGCGTGGCATTGGCCGCCCAAGGGAATGTTGCCGTTATCCATGGAAACTGCATATCCGCCCATTTGAGCGTTTGCGTTGCGGGTGGATCAATCCAGATACCGAGCGCCTGACCTTCAGCTTGCGTCAGAAGATGCGAGATTTCGGTTGTTCGACCGAATGACCAGAGCGTGTTGGCGGGCGTGGCCGTGATGCCGCTTTCCCGATCAAGGTGACAGGCATCGAGTCGCGTCCAGTCGCAGACAGCCGCGGGGATATCGTACTGGAAAACGCCGCGGCGAAGTTGCGACCGCTTCGGCACTGACAGTGTGGTGATACCTTCGATCCGCTCAAGATCGGGGTCGTCATGATCAGGCAGGCGGTCGAAACGGAGCTGGTAGCTATTCCACCAGATGCGACCATGCCAAGCTTGCTCAACCGTCGCGGTGTATCCAAGCCATGCCAGACCACGTTGGACGGCCAAGAACGTTCCGCGCACTCGCTGCCACTGGATGCCTTCTTGCAGAAGGTCATAAAGGTTCGGCACGTAAGGCGTCAGCTCGCCAAGGCCAAATTCCCAAATCACGAACGGCAGGAATGATGATGGCGGCGAAAGCTTGTCGTAGCTTATGGCGGCGACTGCATTGGAAAAGAAAGGCCACCTGTCCGCAAGCGATGCTTCCAGAGCCTTTTCATACAAATCGGAACTGGCAGGAAGCAAGCTATCATTCATCAGAAGGCCCGGCCCATGAAGTTGAGTGTTACAGTGCCGATTGCCAGCGCCTCATCAGGTGGGGCAATCGTGTCGCCAACAGGCATGACGGGTTCGACCTTGTGGACACCTTCCAGCATCAGCCGGGCTGTCCACCATCGTTCGGTAAGATCGCGGCCAAGAGACTGCGTGTTCGCCCAGGCATCGCGGAGCGTCGTTTCCATCGTGGCAAGCAAGCCGATTGACGTATCGGGCAAAAGCCAGACATTGGCGACTAGATTGACAACGCGGCGAACAGCCGTCCTGACAATGATCGTATCGTTGACCATGCGCTTGTCACCGGCCTGCAAGGCAGCGTTGACCGCAGCAATCAAAGTCGCATCCGCCACACCATCCGCAGCATCGGAGAAGATTGCCACGTTGATGACCGGGCTGCGCCCAACCGTGTAAATGATGGCGTCATGCACCCGGACATCAGCGGAAAGCGCGATGTATCTGTAACGGGCTTCCGTGCCACCCGGAGAGCGGCCCTGAATGGCGAGAATGACGCGGCGCTTAAAGCGATCATCCTTTTCGCCTGCCATGCGCACCACGTCGTAGAAGGCTGCAAGATGGTCGAGATTGCCACCCGTAGCAAACGCAAGAAGCCTTGCGACCGCCGCTTCGTTGACGCGCTGGCGCATCAAAAGTTCGCGGTAGCTTTCCGCCTCATTGACGATAACGGGCGGGTCCGTTTCCAGCATTGCCACATCATAGTCGGGCAAGCCCGCGTCGGGATTGGCTGCACGAACCTCAGACCACAGCGCCTTGAACTTGGCTGTCTGGCGCGCAAACAGGACTTCATAATCCAGTTGCTCCACCACTTGCGGGGGTGGAAGCTGGCTTAAAACGCTGTCAGTGATCAAAGGAAATACCTCTTATGGAGCGACGACGACGCGGACGGATTGCGTTTCCGAAACCGAGTAATCGCCACGATGGCCGAGGGGGAAATAGGTGCCGTGAATGGCAAGTTCGATCTGGCCGGTTGCCTCGGCACGGCTGACCTGTCCAAACCGCATCCGGTAGCGCGGTTCCCATTTTGCAATGGCAGTTGCCGCCGAAGAATAGAGCGCCAGCACGTTGCGGCGGTTCATTTTGGCATCGACCAGATCAGGAATTTCGGAACCGAAATCGCGGCGCATGACGCGTGTCCCGATGGGCGTCAACAATATCTTGCGGATAGACTGTTGCGTGTGTTCCCAATCAGTCAGGGGTGCGCCGGTTTCGGCGTTGACGCCTGTTGAGCTTGGCATGGCCTGCCCCCTTTTCCTTGACTTCCGAAACGACACCGCCAAAGGGCGGCGCAAGCTCGCGCGCCTCATCGGCAGACAATGGGATTTCTTCGCCAGCCTCACGCCAGCGCCCGGCAATCTCGCAGCCGGTGCGAACAGAATAGGTTTTCATGAGAGCCTCTAATCTATGGCAAAGACAGTGTCGGAGCCTTCGACAATCGGCCACAGGCCGGAAGATGAGCCGCTTTGAACGTGAACCTTGTCGCCGATCCGCGCCACCTTCTTGCCGCCCTCGCCGCCCAGCTGCACGTTGCCAGCTTGAACGATGACCTTTTCAGACTCGACGGTGACATTGGCAGCGGTCACTTTCACAAGCCCGCCGCTGGCCTCAATCACGGTATCGCCGATCTTGATGTGAAACGGCGTGTCGCTGTTTTCGCGGGCGTTGTCGTCACTGTAGGTCGAGAAATCGATTTGGGCGTCTGCGAGGTCGCCGCTTTCGGAAACCACGTCCACCTGTTCGCCGACGCTGTAGAGGACATCAACCTTCACGCCACCGGCAGATAGCGTCCGCGCCTTGATCCATGGCGTCACGTAGGGCTTTTCACCTTGCCGCGACAGCTCGACACGGTACTTGCTCTTATCGTCGCTGATTTCGGCAATCTTGCCCTTGCGGCGACGGTTGCGGTCGCGCCGTTCCAGTTCGGCAATCCGAAAGCCCATCTGTTCGATGTGATCAACAATGCCCCTCATGGTGCTATCCCATCCGCAGGCGTCAACAGCATGGCATCTGCTTCGCTGTAGATCATGCCAAACCGGCGCATGGCCGCTGTTAACTCTTGGTCAGAGCCGGAAATCTGCGCCCGCATGAGTTCGATCTTTTTCGCCATATCCGGGTAGGTGGACACGAGGTCGCTTTCGCACTTGGCGAAGAACGCCGCCATGGCGGAACCCTCTTTCAAATCGTCACCCCTGACCGGGTCGGCCACCGCCTCGACAGTCAGTTTCAGTTGGTGGGCAGCAAGGCGAACGCCCTGCGTGTCGCCGCTCACCCGTGCGCGCTGGGACTTTTCATATTTTAGGACAAGCCGCCTGAATATTTCGGCCCACTTGTTTTCGGGGTCGGCCAGTACATCGGCAATTTGCCGCATGGTCAGATCGAGGTGAAATTCAAAGTTAGCGTCGGTTGCCGGGACGCCCTCGTAAATCACTGTCTCATCTGTGTTCGGATCGGTTATTGTATGCGGCGTGGCAATCCCGGCTTCGAACACAAGATCGACAAGCCCGCTTCTTGTCAGCGACCGAAGTTCAAGCCCGGTCAACACCTTGCCATCGTCGGCGTAGATCGAGATGAATGGCTTGTCTTTCGCCGTCCGCAACGTGCCATCACTTGCGGCATCGAGCGCGCCGATTTCGCTATCCAGCACGTTGGCACCGACAAGCGTATTCCCTTTCAGGGCTTCCACGGCGCAAATGCGCAAGGCGATACGAACAAGCGACATGGCTATTTCTCTCTCAATCTGATGGCAATGAGGTTGCTATGCCGGTCAGTCACGTTGGCGACCTCCCAGACCGGCTCGCCGCTACGGTCCATTGCCCGGACGGAGTCGCCCGATTGCAGCGGTGGGCCGTCATAGGTGGCACGATCCAAGAACAGTTCGGCTTCACCAGAGGCAAGCCGGGTTTGAAACTGGCCGGACCTTCCCCCGCCCAAAATCGAAACTTCATCACCGCCAACGCAAAGGGCTTCGCATCGAACAATGATCTGCTGGCGATCCGGGTCGGCCTTGCCGCTTTTCATAAACGACAGACGGACACGCTCGCCAAAAGCGCCGCCAACCTTTCGGTCAACGGCAGCTTCCAGTTTGCGCCAATCCACCATGTTACGGGCTAAGAACCACGTCGCCGCGTGGCGATGGATTGACAGCAACAGCGGCAGCAAAGCCGATCTTGGTGTTCGTACCTACCGTTGTGGTGACTTCCGTGCCGGTCCAGTAGACAACGTCGCCGATGCCCCAAGCCTGCGCGGCGGTCTTCGGCAGGTCCCAAACGCCTTCACGGTCGATTGCCACCATTTCTCCCTGCTTTGCAGTGGTTTGCGCCACGCCGAACAGCTTTCCGATAAGAACGCCATCGCCGGACTTGACATCTGCCGGGGCTGGAATGTCCAGTATCTTGCCCGGCTGTTTGAAATTCTTCGCCATGAATCTTGTCCCTTATGAACGAAGTGAGAGAGGGGTGGACGCGACACCCACCCGTTGATTGCGGCTCGCCGTTACTGTTGTTGCGCCGGGCCGGGGTTGCGGAAGCCGAACCGGAAGTCCGTCGCACCGCAACCAAAGTCGTGTTCGACCGACATGCTGAAGCCCTGACGCCCGAACGGTTCGTCCATGCGAACGCGTGGGGCTTCGTAACCTTCGAGGTAACCCCAGCGATAATTGGAGCCAGCAGCCGGGTCGGCGTGAAGGCTCCAAGAATTGTCTGTGATCTGCGAAGTCTCGACCAGCTCGAACTTGCCGGAGAAGATGTTGACCGTCGAAACGGTAGCTGGCGTGATCGAGGCCAGCAGCTTTTCAGCATCGGTCAGCTGGTTGGGGCCAACGAGCATGATGCGCGCCGGATTTGCAAGCAGCGGCATCTTTCCATCGGAAGACTTCTGCAAGCCCATCGACTTGCGACCAGCACCAACAGAATCAACGGTGAGGCCAGCGGCAGCAGCAACGTTGTTATGGTCGGCGTGGAAGACTTCCTTTCCATCCGCAAGCTTGCCGTTGTAGGCGTCGGCGTAGAACGTCACCTCTTCAAACAAGGCAACCGTTGCGCCGTAGCTGGTGAGCAGGTCCGAAATCGCCCCCAAGTCATCGTTGATCAGCATCTGACGGCTGATCGTGAGCGCGATGGCGTAGCTGAAGGCGCGCACTGCCTCTTTGCCTTCGCCGAAGGTGCCATACTTGATTTCGCCACCTTCCAGAACCTTTTTCAGCATCGGGAAGTCACCGACCTTGACGGTCGTATCAGGACGGAAATCACGGAAGTTCTTCTTGCGAGCAAACCGCTTGAAGGTCGGCTGCGCCAGTGCATAACGCCCTTCCAGAGTACGATTGACCGCACCCTCAAAAATCGTCGAGAAATCGGAAGTCGTATGCGAGGCGCGCGTGAAAATATCGTCGATGTCACGGGCGTTGAGCATGCGGCGGCCCGCGAAGTTCACACTTTCGGCGGCAAGGTCGATCAGACCTTTACCCATGTGCGAACGCGCTGCGGCGGACGGACCAGCCTGCGGAACCGGAGCGCCAAGGCCGTAGGATAGCGCTTCGATCTGCGCAGAGCGCTGGGTGTCGCGTTCATCTTGTCCAACCTGCACACGCACCCGGCTATCGGTGGGTGTCTGGCGCTCATTCGCCACCATGTGCTCAAGAAGCTGCGAGCGGAAGGATTCCAGCGCAGTACCGGAGCGGACATGCTGGCGACCGAAGTCGGCAAAGCCAGCTCGCACCGAAAGCTCTTCAATGCCGTTGGTGCGATCACGTTCTGCACGGACCGCATCAGCAGCAATGGTCAGCGGGTTTGTGTCGGCTGGCGGAGTAGGTTTGGCGCGTTCTTCAGCTTCCAACCGTGCCACTTCGGCTCGTGTTTCCTCGACTTCCGTCAGGATAGAGGCATGATCGGTTTCAATGGCGCGCGCTGCATCTTCGGAGAGGCCGTCAACCAGCTCGCCACGCTTGGCGCTGGCGCGGGTTGTCAGGTCGTCGAGTTTCTTGCGAGCGGCCAACAGCGCAAGATTGGCTTCGAAGACATAGCTTCCGCCATGACGCATGAAGCTATCGGGACCGATCAGAGTAGCCGCATGCGAAACGTCAGCAGAGAGAATGGAGAAGGCAAGGCCGAAGCAAACAAGTGCGACGGCGGCGACTAGAAAATAAGCACCCTTTTTCATGGTGTGCAGTTCCTTTTTTTGAAAATTACCGGGCAGACAAGCGCCGTCGCCCTGCGTCCCGGTGGTAAGCAGGTGGCGAACTTTGAAGTTTAGGTGGATGGTTTAGGCGAGGCTTAGAGCAGCTTCGGCCATGCGCATGCGGGCAGCGCGGATAGAATTGTCAGACGTGCCCATGACAGACAGTGGAAAAGTTGCCTCACTGGCGCGGACCTGCGCACCGGGATCGGCAGGCACGGTCACGAAAGAAATCTCGTTTGGCGTCCAGCGCTCAACATAAATCTTTTCGACCTCGCCTTTCTTCTGCGGCTCTTCCACCCGGATTTTATCGATGGAATAACCAACCGAAACATTCTTGATGATCTTGTCAGCCACCAGGCCGAACATGCGATCCGCACTTTCATCGATCCCGACTTTCGGAAAGCGTATGGTTGCCCACCCCTCGCCTCTTTCGATCCAAGCACGCTCGACAACGGCGACCTGCGAAAACGTTGACCACTTGGAATGGCTATCGAGGACAGGCGCACCGAGGTTCATGCGGGACAAGTCAAGCGCCCGATCAGAAACCACAAGGATTTCATCAAAGGGCTTGGCGGTATCCCAGCCGGTATAGCGAAGCCTGCGGACCGCGGCACCAGTGGTAAACACCAGCGTCACGGTGCGGGCTTCTTCATCAATCCTGCTTTCAGAAAGCCCCTGCCCGCGAACCTGCATCGGCAGATTGGCGGGCGCTTTGCGAACCTCAAGTTTCGTCATCGTCGGTGTCCTTGTCGTCGTCGGGCTTGTCGTCGGATTGCTGGACCTGCCCAGCTTGCGACATGCGCCGGGGGTCACTGTCGAGGATCAATTTCCGATCATCGAGCTTCTTGAAGTCACTTTCGATTTCATCCAGCACGTCATCCGGGTTTTCGCCCGTTTCCGCGATGGCGCTGGAAAGCGACCGGAAACCGGCACGAACTTCCTTGATGCGGGCATTCACGTCCTTCAGCGGATCGGCTGAATAGAAGCGAGGCGGTGACCATTCCACTTCCACCGTGGGTGTATCGAGTTCGCCCGCAAAATATGCCGCCTCGCAGAACCAATCCCAGATCGGCTGCAACATCATGGGAATGATGACTTGCCATTGCAGGGCCGAGATTAACCGACGGAAAGGCTCAAGGCCGATCTTACTGGACGAATAATTCACCTTGTCCAGTCGGCCCGTCAGGACGGAATACGGCATGCGCCAGCCTGCCGCGATGGTGTGCAGCTGCGACACCTTGTAGGGATCGTAACTGTCTGTCACGGCTGGCTGCGAGAACGTCAGACCGCGACCACCGACCGCGTTGTAGAAAGAACCCGGCGAGAACTTTTCGACGCGCTGACCGTGAACATCATACACACCAGGCGGAAGCGGTTTGCCCTGCGCATCTGCCGCGACAGGCGAACCCAGCACATCACCGTCTTCGCCACCTGTCATGACGCCGACGATACAGGATTCCAGCCGCTTTCGGATTTGTTCGGACTCTTCGTATTTGGCGAGGCCGTACATATCGTCCATCGCGGGAACGCCCCAAGGCGCACCCCGAACCTGCGTTCTCTGCTTTTCGAACATATGGGCGATATCGGATGCCGGGACCGGCTTGGAAACGATAGACGATTGCGGGTCAAAGAAGCTGTTGCCGGGATGAGAACCGAACATCCAGTAAGACCGCTTACGCCCAAGGGCGTCGAATTCGATACCCTGAATGACTTTTCCGCCACCCGAAAGCACGCCCTCTTTGCTGCTGTCGATAAGATCGTCTTCCAGCACCTGCAATTGTAGCGGCACTGGTAGCCCATCTTCCAGCAGGCGACGGCGACGGCGAACCATACCATTGCCGCTTTCGAACATTTCGCGAGCAAGCAGCGTCTGCATGCCGTAGAAATCAAGATCGCCATCCGCATCACAGACCTTCTACCACTTTTTGAAAAGCGCTATGGCCTTCTTGTTTTTGGATCGTGGCACAATCCCGTCGCCGATGGTGTGGCTAACGAGTTCAGAAATGGCCTTGGCCGCATGCGGATTGTTGCGAACCAGATCGCGCATGCTGTTGCGCAGATCGCGACCGGCGCGGACAAGTTCCGCGTCTGCCGATGTCGAAGGCGCGCGCCTGCCGGTTTTCAGACGGCTGGTTTCAGCACCTGCATAGCCGCGTGACATGATGTCGATTGCGGCGCGGTTCTTTATCCGGCGAAGCCCGGCTTCGGGGGCAAAGTAACCAATAGTCCGGTCAAGAACGTTCCCGATACCCATCAATCGAGCGCCGCCAAGATCATGCGAGAGCCACCGGACTGACGCGATTTCAGCGACGCCAATGCTTCGCGCATGTCCTTCAGGGAGTGGTACTCGACTTCGCGGCGCGTTCCACCGGAATGAAATGTGACTTTCTTCGCACCCATGGCAACAGCCTCTTCAAGCGCGGAGATTTGATCGTCGATAAGGGCCATGGCTATAACCAATCCGATGTTGCGATTTGAGGTTTGGAAGGTGGCGGCACCATTTCCGGTGGCGTTGATAGTTCGCCTTCACGGTGCGCCCAGTTGGCATTGACCATCTGGCGAGCGGCGAAAGCGTAAACGGTGCAGTCAAGGGCTTCATGACGGCGACCGGGAACCGGCACGAATTGCCGGACCGTTTGGCCGCGCTTGTAGGTGATTTCCATGCGCTCGCCCGCAACCTGTTCAAACCAGACAGGAGCGAGGTCTTTGGAGAACCGCATGGACCTTGGACGCGACAGCCTGCCCATGATGTTGCTCTTGATGCCATCGACACCGACGATAAAGAGCCGACCGCCCTTGACGGTGCTTTTCGAGCGCTCGATCCAAGGCCGGTTACCCGCAGCGCCCTTGATCGCGTACACCTTGCGGTTAAAGCGAGGAAAGGCAAAGCGGTAGACCGTTTCCATGGTTTCACCATCGGAACTGTCAACGCAGGTCGCATCGACCTTGATGCGACCGCCCAGCGGATGATTCCATTGCGTTGACAGCAGGATATCGAGTTCGCCCCACGTCACGGTGTCATCGTAGCGACCCCAGATAACTTCGTGGCCGAGAACGTAAGGAACGCCCTCCTTATCCCAGCCGATGAATGTCACCTCTAGGCGGTCATCCTGCACATCCACGCCAGCAGTGATGATCAGAACCTCGACCGGGATTGCTTCGAAGCCGAAGTCTTCGGCGCGCTCGCTGATCTCGATATCGTCCAGTTCGTCGGCCTCGTCTTTCCACCCTTGAGCGAGGATAGTGTTGACGAAGGTCTGCAATGTGGATGGATCGTTTTTGACCGACACAAATTCCTTTGCAAGTCGCCCCCAGGACGCATTCGGCAACAGGGAAATTAGAGCATTCATACGGAAGCCCGCATGATCTTTGACTTCCGGCTTGAGCGCTCGCCACCGACCGTTCGTCACCATCTCTGGCTTGTGCCGCTCATCAACGACCGAGCCGCATTCGACACAGACGTAGTAAGCTTTTTCCGGCTCGCCTTCCGGCCACTGAATGTCGGCCCACTGTATCTCGTGGAAGTGTCCGCACTCCGGGCAAGGAACTTCATAGATGCGCTTGTCCGAATGCTCATAGGCGCGCAGCACATGGCTTGTGGCCTCGTAGACTGGCGTCGATCCCATCACAATCTTGCGGTCGGAGAACGAAAGCGTACGGCGCTCTGCCAGAATGGGCGCAGAACCTTCCTTGGTGTTGGTCATACCATCCACCTCATCCATAAACAGGATGCGCACGTTATGGCGACGAAGGTTGCGCGGTGACTTGGCGGCGATGACTTTTAGAAAGCCGCCCGGAAAGCGCCGGGACAGCAACGTGTTTCGTCCACCTTTCTTATCGTCACTCGACAGGATGCCTTGCAATGTCGGCGAGGCATCAAAAACCGGCTCGACATCGGAAACCATATAATCCCGACAGTCAGATTCGGTTGGCAACAGTGACAGGATCGGCGCTGGATCATTGCTGCAAAAGCTTGCCATGGCGCTGGTCAACAGTGTGGTGAAGCCTACGCGAACCGGCTTGACCAGCGTCACACGCTCAATCGCAGAGTTACCAATCGCGTCGGCAATTTCGACCTGCGGAGGCCAGAGCCTAACCTTGCCTGTGAGCGATGATACGCCTTCAGGCAGGTGGATGTGTTCTTCAATCCATTTCGATAGCCTCAATTTCGGCGGTGGTTGCAGGCTCTCCCACAACGCTTTCCGCAGCAGCGTCAACGCTTCTGTCATCGTCCTGTTCACCCAGATCGGAAAGCGCCGACCGGAGTTCTCGGTCGATCACGTCAACATCAAAAGTCGTGAGGTGCGGAAGCATCTGGCGACACCGCGAAGGAACGGACATGATGCCGTTTCGAATACGCCGACCAATTGAAGTCCATTCATGCCGCACGTCCGTTATTGGAATCATCTCACGGCGCATGGCCGCATTCTTCATCGCTGTTTGGTCAGCTTGCTCACGGGCCAAACGTGCGCGCTCTGTCGTCAAAGCATCGGCACCATCACCGCTGCGGCCCGCCGCCATCGTTCTAAGATGCTCGCAGTACAGCTGGATTGAACGGCGCATGTCGTAGCGATTCCGTTCTGTCTTCACCACGATTCCACGCTCGACAAAATCAGAGACAGCCCGCTTCGAAACACCAAGAAGGTCGGCCAGTTCAAGCCCCGATATTTCCCCATCGTCGGCAGGCACTGGTAACGCATCTGGCGTATCAGCCTCATCAATCGGGCCGGTTTCGCCCGCATCGACGTGTTTCTTGTGCGATTTCGCAGCAAAGCTAGGACTTACGCCGAATTTCTCTGCCGCTTCGCGAACTGTATGGCCCTCGTCGATGTAGGCGATAACCTGCATGCGAAGATCGTCGGGATAGCTCTTTGCCATCTGATTCCGATTCCACTGAAAAGGCGGGGGAATCCCCCTATAATTTTTTGCAAAGCGAGAAATCCCGCAGTCGCGCTTACCCGCTAGTTGGCCTCTTTTGGGTAAGGACCCGACCAAGGGGGGTGTAGGTCATATCCCACTTCAAACAGCGGGTGAATAGTGTAGGTTTCGGGCTTACTCAGAGGGATGTCGATGGACCGTGTGGAATTTAAAACTAGCCCGCTGTATCGTCTTGAAGCCACTTACATGGATGATTTGGCTCGCAGTAGCGACAAGATCGATGACACACTTGCAGAAAGCCTGCGTGACCGCCTGAGTGAAGCTGAGGCTAAACGAGACAACAACTTAAAATCCTTGATAGTGATAGATGCGATCCTTTCGATCGCCCTATCGGGCAAAGGTTTCACGATCCCTGTGGTGAACTTAAGTACGCAGGAGTTGCCAGCCATCATGGAGATATTGGTCGGTCTTGCCTCGCTATCTATATGCATATGCTCGTTGAGCTTTACTACTTGGCTGACATATTCGACGCTGTTGACCGCAGTACTAAACAAAGGTGCCAAAGCGCAAAATATGAATGGCGGCCTTTTGAGAGATGCATTCAACTACAACGAGGTAGGTTTGCGGTTATTCCAGCATCATCTTGCGCTGGGCGGCAATGAACTGCTTGAACCACAGAGGACCTTCCGTTGGGTCGTGCGTGTTTATGAGATCGCTACTTCAATCCTCTTTGCCCTCATCCCAATCATGCACATCCTGCTAGTGGCTTACGGACTGGTTGCTATTTACGAAAGCTCAGGCATCAGCGTCCTACACTCGTTACTATTTGTGGCGGTGTTTATCGGCCATCTTCTCGCTATCCTTTTTTGGTTCGTGCCGATGCGAGAGTTCAAATTTCTTCTTCTACTGCGCAAAAAGTCACCCGATGACGCCGTTTAAGGAACCAGCTTATCCAAGGCAGCACCGACGCGTTGAGCGAGAAGCGGTGCGGCGACACGGTGGAAGGCAGCAACCGTTGCGCCGCTTGTCATCTCTACCGGGATGAAGACGCCAGAGCGAGCGAAGGTGATCTTCGTGCCAGACTTGTTCAGACGATAGTAGGCATGACCGTTGAAGTCTGGCACGTCCTTTCGGTCAGGGAACATGCCGCCGCGAAGGAATGCGCCCGGATAGAGCGTAGCCTTGGCGAACGGTCTTGCGACAACCCCCGCTGGCGTTTCCCGTGGCCGCAGATATTTGAGGCGAATGTTACCGCCCCGCGTGATCATGTCATAGGCGTAACGACCGGGACGGGCTGCCAGGGGATTGCCAATGGCGCGAACGATCACCGCCCTTGGTAATCCTGTCTGTTGGGTCAGTTCGCGAATGACAATCGTCTTCGATCGATTACCGACCTGATTAACGATGCGTGGCAGTACGGTCGGAAATTGCCGGTTCAGCTTTTCCAGCCGCTTGCCGTACATGGCAAGGTTTCGGTCGGCCCACTTGATAGTGATGATACCTGCCATAGCCGAACCCCGTAGTTGAGCAACCTATAGAAAGCAAAAAGGCGACCGGGTTAGGGTCGCCTTTCAAAATTCCATAGCGGTGCTACCGGCCCTGAATCGATGTCTCATTAGATTGAGACTGTCAGGGCTGGGTCCGGGCGTGAAACGCAATCGCCACTAAGAACCGGATCGACCATGCGCATCTTGTACTCACACTTTTTCGAGCATGACAAGAGGCATGTTGAAGACCTCCGGCCTTCCGAAAATAGGGATGGTGACAACCGCATCTCCATTCCCTGCGCCTGCGAAAGCTTCAATGCGGACCTCATAGTCCACGAAAGGCCCACTGGTCAGGCGGACATTGTCACCTTTGTTGAATACACCCGCATCCTTGTTCCAATCGTACTCACCTCTCGCAGCCATATCTTTGAAATCATTGACTGCTTGCGCAGAGATTGGAATGGCTCTTTCGCCATCCATCACGATCTTTCTGACATGCTCAAAGCTTGCCACGCCGCGTATAGCTTCGCCAGTGCGTCGGCAAAACACGAAGACGAGACCGTTGAAAACGGGTGTCAAAGTAGCGGGTAGACGTTTGCCGTGTCGCTTCCTTTCCGGCCCCATTCGCATCGGTACACACGCTTCAATTCCGGCTCTGGTCAGGTCGTTTTCCACAGTGGTTTCGCGACCGAAAGCCACCTGCACGATGATCCAGCTAGAATCAGTGTTGGCCCGCGCCACTTCCATCCGGGCTGATTCTCGCTCCCTCGCCACTTGAGCTGCTTCCGCAGCGATACGATCCAGCTTCAGCAGACCGCGCAAAGACACATGTTGGGAGAAATCGTCGAACTTATGCTGCATCATTTTCGCGCCCCTCGTTAACCTGCTGTCCGAAGGCGTCCCAAGCTTCGGAAACCGCCAAATCCAAATCCGTTACGTCCGCTGGCACTGGTGGGAAGAACAACCAATCAAGGCCCGTCGGCATCGCTGGCAATGGCAATCCGGCCTTGTCGAAGTACCGCTTCCAAGCCGCTGCCAGATCGCTATCCCGGCGAACCGTGTCAAAGCTTTCGGAAACCCGGAGAAGCTGCGGGCTGACAGTGACGCCTTTGCGATCCCCTGCCCGCTCATCCATCGTGTTGACCTTCGGCCACCCGTACTTGCGGCGACGGTCTGCCAACACCACTTCCGCCGCAGTGCCGCCTTGCTCGACAATCTGTCTCTGGAATGGCGTAAGCTGCGGCATGGTCTGCGCAATGGGCCGCAGCAATTCAGCGCAGCGTCCGGCATGCCATGGCCGGGTGTAGGGGTTATGCACCTGCGCAACGGCAACGTCAGACTTCGGATCGTCCAGCTTTTCCCAATCCCTGCCAGTCAGGAACGGTCCGGCATATGGCACCTTCACGCCTTTCACTGCGTTGGCGCGTTCGATGTAGGTCGGAGATTTGGCGATGCATTCGGCTCGCTGTTCTGGTGTCAGCAGGAACCACGCCTTTTCGGCAGCATATGCGCTGTCCACCTTCCGGGTCGGCCAATCGCCGTACCAACGCTTGAAGGCCCGTGCCACGGCCTTCGGGTCTTCATCGCTTTTCAAATCGCTTTTGGGCGCATCTCTCTCTTGCTGATAATCAGTATTTTCTAAGTGTGAGTTATTACTAGGTGCCGATTTTACCGGCGACGGCGAAACCGGCGACGGTTTTACCGGCGACGGCATTTCAGTCTGCGGTAAAGATGCAACACTAGCGGTCTCGGAAGCTTCAGAGGCGCTGCGAGGCTCATCAAAAATCACCAGGGCAGTGGCGCTGAAACGGCCATCTTCGCGCGTCTGTTCGCGTTCCGCATAGCCAATATCAACCAGTTCCGCGATCATCCTGCGAGCCTTGTCGCGCCCGCAATTGCCCTTCTTGATGATGTCGCCAACGACAACGGTCCAGTTGTCGGGTTTCGACAGCAGATAGCCCAGCAGCCAGCGCGCATCCATGGAAAGGCGCGTGTCCTCAAACACATGGTTGGGAAGGGTGGTATAGCGTGCATTGCGCACACCACGCCGGATTGTCGGTTCACTCATGCCAGACCGCCTTTCCGAACCAGCGTCCGCATGAAACCGCGCATGGCGTTGACGTTGGTAACGACTTCCGCAGGTGGTTGACCGTCTGCGCCGCGCGTGGCGACAAGAAGAGTGAATTCCATTTCAAGAAGTTCAACACCCTTGAGAAAACCCGCCGCGCGCAAGACGCGACGGATATCCGTCAAGCTGCGGTAGAAGACGAAGCTTGGCACCTGCAACAGCCATTGCGCCCGCTTCGCGTCCGTCTCGCAATCTTCCAATAGTTCGATAATTGGCAGCATCCCCGTCATGCCCGCCCCCTTTTCCATGTCTGATAGTCGGCCCGCAGATCGATAAACGCCGCCTGCGCCCGCTCTTGCCGGTTGAGTTGTGTTTTGCTGGTGATGCCGAGCAGCCGTTTCAAAACGGCGTCGGCTTGTTCCTGATTGTGGATCGCAGACCCGTCGCGGTTCCTGCGCTCAAGGAACCGCTGAAACAGAGGCTCTGCGCACAGGATCGCCGCGTTGGCGGCAAAGTCGCCGTCCCGCATGCGGCTCACCTGTTGCGCACCCTGCGCTGGCTGGCCTTGCTTCAATGCTATGATGGCACGGCGGCGAATATCGAGGAGCATGAACACGTTTTCCAACGCGCCGCTGATCAGCTCGATTTCGTCTGGCGATGCGGTCCTGTAGATCGTGCAGATCACGTCCTGTTCGCCGGACGACCGTTGGGCGATGACGTTCGTCTCTCCGCCATCGATATCGATTGCCCAACGGTCGCCGTGGCTTCGGTTGGCAATATCGATCAATCTGGAAACCCGCGCTTTTTCCCGGTCCCGCGCTGCCTGCGCTCCTGTCGTCATGCCGCCACCTCAAGTGCATAACCACCCCATTGCAGCGCCATGGCGTCGGCAATGCCCTGATAGGTCTTGGAGCGGAGTTGCCAGCGGTTAGGCCCCGGCGATGCGCGATGGACCTGCGACCACCGCTTATGTTCGTCGGTTCCGGCTTTTGGTGGAACAAGACGATTTGTGGCTTTCAGCTCTGGAAGGTCGCGAAGGTAGAACGATGTCGCCTTGAACGCGCGGTCACCGAAATGCCATGGCTGGACTGTTTGCGCGGCCTTTTGATAATTGCGGATGCGCTCTTTCGCATGGCGGTGCATGACGGGGTTTTCGATAGCGATCCGGGCTATCGGCGCATTCCAGCAGTCCGAAAACAGCGCAGCGCCTTCATCCAGAAGTCGCCACATGATCCGCAAACGCCCATCGCGCAACATGGTCGGCCACTCTGATTTTTCCGTTGGAGTTGCGTCGGCGGGCGCGTTCTGCGGCGGCTCACTCAGCCAGCGAACGCCTGAATTGCACAGCCGCGTGCATGGCGGATGCATCACCGCCAGCAAGTCCCAACCATCACCCAGAAGGTCACGGACATCACAAATGATATGCCTGTTGCTCGCGTCTTCCGCAGGCAGCAAGTCGCATGACCAGACATCATGACCGAGAGCATCGAACGCGCGTCGAACCACGCCGGATGTCTCACAACCGATGAGGATTTTCATGGGCGCAGCGGGGGCAAAGTGGGTTCTGGAATAGGCGACGGTCATTCCGCACCACCTTCCGGCGATCCGGCCTGATTGCCCCAAAAGTCCCACATGCCATTCAGGCGGATATCGCCATCTGCGAGGCTGTCCTTGCGCTGAAAAAGTTCGAGCTTGCGCAGGTAAGGCCAGAGCCGGTCAATCTGTTCTGCGAACCAGACCGGCTTGCGGCTATGCTCCAATTTCGCTTCCGCATAGACGCTTTCAGGCTGCGTCCCCTCCATGGGCGCAAGCGACACCGAGCCGCGCTTACCGATGAGAAGGATTTCGTGACGGTCGCGCACCCAACGGCCCATGCCGATATGCCGTTTGTCCCAAACCATGTTGGTGACGTAGGAGAAGTCCCACGCCTCAAGCACCGCCAGCCCATCGGCCAGACGATTGGTTGTTACCCAAAGATAAAGAACGGCATCGCGCGTGAACGGGGAATTATCGCCAGCGCACAGGGCCTTGATATCATCGACAGTCATGGGGGGATATTTCAGCCCCTTATCCTGTCCCGTCTCGTCGCTCCAAGCCTCTTGCTTCCAGGGTGGATCGGCATAACCGATTGCATACGCCGCGCGCGGAATTTCCGGCGTCGATTTACGGCCATGTTCAGCGATCAAGCCGATCATGCGAAGACGAGATTCGCGGTTGCCTGCCAGCTTCGTGGTTCTTATACGCTTGCTTTCAGCGCTCACCTGCTTTTCGGCGGCAATGAGATCGCGCACAAAGGCTTCCTGTGCTTCGGCGGTGCCAAGTCGCTTCAGTTTATCGAGCATCACGCCCTTGTCGTGGGCCGTCGAACGCAGCATTTGCAGCGCAGTAGCGGAGATTTTCTCACCACGCTCAACGTCTCTGCGGATTGTGCGTTGATCCTGCCCTGTCGCTTCCGCCGTTGCGGCAGCAAAGGACATTTTGTCCGTTGCTGAATTTTGCCGCGCGCGTCCACCAGAAACACCCTTTGCCGTTTCCGGGTGCTTGATCAGATAGATTTCCTTGCGCCGCGCCAGAAACAGCGCCTTGTCGGACGGCGTCAGGTCGGCACGAATTAGATTTTCGTCAATCTCGCAAAGCTGACGGTCCAGTTCGTCGCCGCCTGCATGGAAGCAAAGAACCTTGATGCCGAGGCGACGACTGGCTTCCAGTCTGTGTCCACCAGCGCCAAGCCGAACCACTGCATCAGTCTCTTTGCCGTAAACGACGATGGGCTGTTGCTGGCTGTAGGTCTTGAAGGATTCCATCAGCGCCAGAACGGTGCCTTCATCCAGATTGCGCAGCCGGTTTCCAGCATCGACAGTCTGCGGATCGCGAACCGTCGCCACTTTGCGTTCGGGCAGATTGGCTGCATCTGCTTCCGGCAGCTTGCCAAGCGCCCGCGCCCGGTCCAGCATGTCGATGGCGTTGACGCCGGGCCGAAACAGGTTTCCGTCCTTGGCGTCCCGCGTCAGATAGCGTTGCGCCATGGCCTTGCAGGCGGCAATCACTTCATTCGGACTGGCGCAGCGGTACTCACCGTCACGAACTGCGGCGGCAACGATGGAAAGGCCTTGCTCTTTTGGCAGCGGGAGGGTTTGGGCGGTCATCGCACACCACCTTTCCGAACAGAAAGCCCGCGATCAGTCGTGATGATGCGTTCTGCGCACCGGGTGGCCGATGCGCCGCGCCGCAAAAGTCGTTCCGCCATCCCAGGGTGAAATTCAAATGATGCCGAGTTGATGACTTCGCGAACAACTGGCGGCAACGCATCAAACCGGCACATGCGCGCGTTGCGGCTCTCTGGATTGAAACCAGTGGAAGGAAGAGCGGGGCCGATCATTCATCACCACCCTTCGGCGCTGATTTTGCCAACCTGCGGTGCAGCTTCTGCACAAAAGCATCGGCAGACCGGCGAACGTCTTCCGCTTCCGGCAGAATTTCGAGAATTTCCCGGTCTAAAAACTGCCCGTCGCTGGCTGCTTCGGAATACACGGCCATGAATTCCGCATACTGCCCCATGAGTTTGGCAGAACCAGAATGCAGGCAGTCACGCCCCCGCGCTTCCCCGGCAGGATCGAGAACACTTGCGCCCGTCAGCACCGCCATGGTGCGGGAAACCACGGGCCTGCCAAGATCGCTTTCGAGAACGATGATTTCCCATTGCGACATCAGGTCGGGATCATGCCAGTTGTTATATCGCCCAACCTGCCCGACCGAGCGACCAAGCAAAAGCGCTGCCCGGTCCAATCCGCCAACGTCTTTGATGAGGTCGCGTTGCGCACCCTTGATAGGGCGGAACCACGGCTGGTTTGCGTATTCGTCTTTCTTCATTGCCAAGCTCCAGGCGTGCGGAAGCGCAATGAGAATTTTTCTGAAAAATTCTCATTGAACGCAGGTGCGCAAATTTGCGAAGGTGATCGGGAGTCAGATGCCTACGGAGGCCCGCATGCAAAACGAGAGTTACCCGCGCCGGAACATGGCATCGCAACCGATCCGGCGCGGGTCGCAGCGGGCTGGGAGGAATGCCCGCGCGAAAAGAGAAATGGCCCGTTACCCGTCATTCCGCGCCAACTTGATTGTTAAGGCAGATTTCGAGAAACTGAATTGCTTTAACGCTGCGGCATGTTCCGCGCTCAACGTCGCGGGCCAATGCAAAACTGGGATCGCGTTTACCGGATAGAGCACGGGATAGAGTGCTAGGAGAGCGGCCAATTCGAACCGCAAATGCGGATAGAGCCTCTCCTTGTTCACCCAAATATGTCGACAACGCATCCATAGCGGCGAACTTGCCAAATAGGCAAACTTTCGTCAAGGGCAAAATTTGCCTATTTGGCTATGGCGCTTTCGGCTAAAACCGAGATTTTTGCCATATGGACAAGCAACACCCTAACAGGCTGAAAAGCCTACGCGACGAGCGCGACTTGACGATAGAGCAAGTTGCAGAGGCGACCGGCCTGTCGGTCTCATATGTATCGCGCCTTGAAAATGGCGAGAGAAATCTCTCTGTAAAAAACCTGAATTTGTTCGCGCATGCCCTGAATGTCGAACCACAGGCTATTCTCATAAAGAGCACAGAGCCGAAGCGGCATATCGTTCGCGTTATGGGCAGCATAGGTGCAGGAGCTGAAATTTTACCCGATGACGAGCAAGTACCTCCCGAAGGGCTTTATGAAATAGAACCGCCGTTCCCATTACCTGAAGACGCGATTGCGTTCGAGGTTCGTGGTGATTCCATGTGGCCCCGCTACGACGATGGCGATATTGTTATATGTTGGGCGCAAAGCGTCGTCGCCGACGAAGCTCTAGGCTTAGAGGCGGCAGTTAAGACTTCGGATGGCCGGAGGTTTCTAAAGCGCGTTCTGCGTGGAGCAACCCAAGGCACTTACGATCTTGAAAGCCACAATGCCCCGCCGATACGCGGGGTTGGTCTGACTTGGGTTTCTGGTATCCAGTCCGTGATACGCAGTGGACAATGGAAAAAGGCTAGCTCTTCCGAACGAAATCGTTTGGTCGCGAAGATGACCGGAATTCGGTAACAAATTCGAGCAATCCAACGCCCTGGCACGCGGGCTTTTTAGCGCCACCAAAATATTTTGCCAAATAGGCAATATAGCACTTGACCTGATTTGCCCATTTGGCAAATAATGGCCCATTCAAAGATTGGATGGAGACCAGTATGCAGGAACGCACCCACGACGAACTAAGACTAATCGGCAAAATGGCGGATGAAATGCTGCGCCTTGGCGAAGGCTGCACTGACGACGACCTTATGAGCCGGTTCACGCGCCTCCAGGTCAGAACCTTCAAGGAAGAAGCCCGCGATCTGGCTAACCAGCGTGCGCACGGCGAAGCTGCCTGACCCTCAACCGCTCCGGTTTCCGCCTCACACGAGGCGGTTTCCTGAACGGTTGAACGGAGAACCCACCATGTTCCACATTTCCCCCATGATCGAAACACCATCGACAATCCACCAAATCCGCATGACTCAAACGATTGTAGGCGTCTGCGCTGCGGCTCTAGTGGCTTCCCTCTTTGCAATCGGTTACCTGTGATGGCTGGCTTTATGGCAAAGCCGATCAAGAGGCGGTGATATGACTGGAATCGCATCAAACCCCAAAAGAAGCCGCCGCCCAACACTGCGAGTCCGAGACGTCAACGCCACATTAGAAGCGCTCAAAAAGAACGGCATGACACCGACTGCATTGGACACATTGCCAGACGGTACGTTCCGATGGCATTTTACACCAGCGCCGCAAGGTGACGACACCGATCTAGACCGCGAACTGGCAGAGTTTGATAAAAGGCATGGTTACAGTTGAGCTTAAGGGCATCCACACCGTAAAGGCCAAGGGCAGTACGTATTACTACGCTTGGCGCGGCGGCCCGAGGCTCAAAGGCGAACCCGGTTCAGCATCTTTCATGGCATCTTACAACGAAGCCGTCGCCAGCCGCGCCGAACCAGAGAGCGGGAAATTCCGCTCAATCATCACCCACTACAAAGCGACAGAATTCAAGAAGCTTGCCGATTCCACAAAGCGGGTCTGGACGCCTTGGATAGATCGGATTTCAGCCCACTTTGGGGATTTGAGCATCTCTCAGTTCAACAGGGCAGAGAAGATCAGGCCGCGCATTCGCCAGTGGCGCGGGCAGTATAGCGAAACACCGCGCGCCGCTGATACCGGCATGCAGGTTCTTTCCCGCATCCTGTCTCACGGCGTCGATCCCATGGGCAAGCTGACCTCCAACCCAGCCGAGGGCATCAAGCACCTTTACACCAGCGACCGATCCGAGATCATCTGGACAGACAGCGATATTGCCCAGGTCAAGGTCGGCTGTTCGGAAGAGGTGATGTGGGTTATCGACCTAGCGGCACACACCGGCCTGCGCGTTGGCGACCTGCTTAAACTTTCATGGTCCCACGTTGGCGAGGATGCCATTGTCATTTCAACCGGCAAAAGCAGGCACAAGCGCGAAGCCATCATTCCCCGCTACGACGCCTTGAACGAGGTGCTCGCGCGAATTCCAAAGCGTTCGCCTGTCATTCTCACCAGCACAAAAAAGCAGCCTTGGAAACAGGATGGGCTCAACACCATGTTCTGGCGCGCCAAAGAACGCAACGCCATGCTTGATCGTGACTTACATTTTCACGATCTGCGGGGGACAGCTGCGACAAAGTTCTACAACGCTGGTCTTTCCATCCGCGTGATTGCAGAAATCATGGCTTGGGAAGAAGCCTCTGTTGAGCGAATCATCCGGCGCTATATCGGGCGAAACTCGGCTACCCAAGAGATGATAAGGCAGCTAAACGAAAGCCTTAGAAATTAGCTCTGTAAAGAAAAGCATTTTCATTGACCAAACTCTTCAATAAGAAGCTAAACAGCCAACGTTTCTCGGGGTCTTATTGTGACTGATAACTTAGATATAATTGCACAAAAAATTGATACCCTAGCCAAGGCTGAACTCTCAGCAGGCCAACCCTATTTGCTAAGCAAACTTGGGGCTGACCTCGGATCAGATATTAAGGTGATCAAAGAATCCGGATTGTCTCTCACTCAGTTCATCCAAGAAAAGCTGTCGAAAGAATATTCACTGATTTACACCGGGATACATCGAAACATCCAATCGTTGATATTTGCAGAAAGTCCGAAAGATCTGACAGCGCTGCCCTCCTCTAAGGAAACGAAACCAAAGGCGCAACGTTTTCACTACCGCTTTTGGGCGGCATTCTCAGTACCTTCGACCGATAAGCGCCGGTTCCTGAATTCCGAAACATTCACTTTTCTCGACGAGGTAACCCAACCCGTTGGGCCATATGTAGAAATTGAGCGCGACTATATTGCCGAGCGTAACATCGAAAACCGTGATGAAAAAATTAACGAGAACATTATTCGCTGGATCACCGACAAAGGCCTTGAGTTAGATCATTTCCTAGCAAATAATTATGTCAAATCGTCTAAAGCAAATCCAGGCGTACCTAAGCAAACTCTCTTGCACGAGTTTCTTGCTGTGCTCAACGATCAGCAACTAGCCACTATTAATCTGCCTTTGCAGGTAGTTGCTGCTATGCTCAAAAAGACTTTGTAATCTCTAATTCGAGACGAACCAAATGACCGAATACTCTCTCGTGATTGCAGGCTTATCTACAGAGTTATTCAATCGATTGAGGCTAGTTTCCGAAGAAAAATTTGCACCAGGCGGGAAAGTCTTTCTTTCCCCAAATCCTTGGCAGGGTGCCTACAGTCCAAAGTATATCGACAAGCTACTAGATAGTTTGTTCGAGGATTATTCGGCGAGAAGAACTGAAAATCCTATTCCTACTCTTCTGTTGTACGTGGACTATCGGGAAAATAGCACACGTCAGCTTGTCGAGAAATTTTTCCCATTTGGTTTACCACTCCGTATAGACGTCCCAGATTTAACTAATTCACCAAACAAAAAGACTAAAAATGAGCTTCTGAATGGTTTTGAAAAAGCCGTTGTTGAAGGATCGCGAAAGCTACGTGAGGTATCACGCGTAATTGCGCACCACACCGATAAAGCAAATCTAAATCCACTTCTCTTGCCACTAAGGAATTTTCACGGTCGAGAACTGGAGGCACTACTTCGAACAGTTTTCGAGAACGCCCCATATGATGCAGACGTTGGTAAATTGATTGATAGGTGTTTGAAGGATTTCAACTCAAAACATCCTTGGGTTACCCCAGACACAGAAGCTCAGAGAGCAATGTCTGATGGCACCCTATACTTCAAAAGCCCTGGAAAAAATCGACACGGGTTTCTGCGTAATAGTGATGCAGGCAGTCACAGCCGTGAATGCCTCCTAAACGCTCGAAGCCGCTTGGGTGCGAGGTACTCATTCAATTTGCACTATGATTGTACGCCAGTGAAAGGGAAACTGAAGCCTTCGTACGACAACTGCCATGGGCACGCGAGTCCTCCCAAAGAGAGGCATGTAAATATCGCTCCGAACGATTACATAATCTAG